CAGTAGACTTACCGGTTCGATCTAACCCTTCAAGTAATACTAATGCCATACAATCTCCTCATAAAAGGGATTATACAAAGAATGGACGGAACTCCATTGCAAGTTCGATGGTGGTATTTTCATCTAAAACCTCTAGACGATATAATACCTTGAGCAGTTTCATAAAGGCGATATGGTGAGTTTCATCTACCAAAACGCCTCGTAAAACGTATATTTTACTCATTTAACTTATTAATAGGATTAGCTATAGGTTGGCCACCAACATTGGTAGCTGCAGATGCACCAAACTGTTTAGCGGCATCAGCAAGAGGATTTCCTTGACCATGGTGAACGGCATCAGCCGCTGCTTGAGCTTTAAGTTGCTCCATTTCCATCTGGTGTTTCTCTTCTTCTCGCTTATGACCAGCTTCAGCATGACCATGCTTCTGTTCGTTCAACTTCATATCCATCTCGTGCTGTTGCTGCTCTGGTGCTTGTTGAGCCGCCATCTGCTCTTTCTGTTCCTTGGCAGCATCTATCGCAAGAATAGTTTGTTGCCAGCTCATAAATGCAGGATCACCCGGGATGTATTGAAGTTCACGGCGCTTAGATGCGTCCTTATCTTTAAAGAAAATTTCACGGATCTCGCCACGAGTATAGTTCTTTTCAACCAATGCCCAAAAAGCCTGGTTGAGTGGTAATTCAGCAGCTTCGGTTTTTATCTTTTCTTTTTGAGACTGGATAAGAAGATCATTCATACTCTTCCATACAGTCATCTCTGCCTGCATCTGAGCAATCTCAGTCTGAGGAGTTTCATCTGTATAGCCAGTAAAGATAAACTTATACTTATCGCTTAGTGCTTTATCAATAGAAGGAAGGAGTTCACTGTTGACAACATCTTCCACGAACATAAGAATAGGATACAAACCACGCTCACGTGAGTAAGCAATCTTATATTCATTGTTTGCTTGTTGTGCCGGTGCCTTACCGTTTGCAGAAACCAGGTAATCTAAACCAAGCTCTACGGGGTCAATTTGAAATTGAGTACAAACGATTCTCATTAAATGGTTATTGAAGTTGATGTATTCCATCTCCTTCGCAGAACCAGACATCGGTACCCATTGAACTTCATCAAGACCGGCAACGATTGGAGTTCTCCAAGAGTGCTGCTGACCTGAGATAGTGTTATAAAACTGGCGACGGAAGTTCATCAATTGGGCCTGTGTAACAGTCCCCTTTAAGTGAAGAACACCACGCGCAGCATAACCGTGAGTAAAGAAATTTGAATTGTAATTTTCAACATTCAAGTGATTAGTAATGTTGATGATTGCTAACTCTAGAGGAGAGTAACAATATCCATTGGAATCCGCAAAATTTTGTGGATTAAAATTCTTAAAAATAAGGTCTTCGTCGCCAAAGTAATTTAACGGTTGCATGTTGTACGACATTTGAACGTACTTCATGTATTCGTTATCAACCTCATTAACTTGTTGATCAGTTTTAGGATCATTATCACTTAACGGTTGACCATAGGTTTGCTTTGCTGCTTTATCTTGTTGATCAATCTGTTTTCGAGACATGCGCTTATTAATAAGATACATGTTCTCAGAAGGCAGGGGTCTAAAACGGTGCAATCCACCTTTACGTGTTTTAACTTTTTCAACAGCTACGTGACCAAAAGTCACAGCATCACGGGTCACTAACTTTAAGAACTCACCGAAGTTCATTCTATCTTCTACTGGGGTTCCATCTTTACGACCGCAGTGATAGATAAAATCTTCGAGGGATGCAACTTCTTGCAACTCCTCTTTAGAGTATTCAGCATTGTGGTCTTTCTTAACGAATCGATATCCCATCTCAAAACGACGATGTTCTGGGCGCGAGAATCTAAGGAGTGTATCTACACGGGCTTGGATAATTGCAGAAACTAGCCAGTCACGAACCGATACCTCTTTAAGTGATCTATTACTCAACCTAGACATCTTAGTCTTATAGTTGAGTTGTGAACTCATATTTTCAAAGTAAGGGTCATCTATGATAGCCTTACGGCCGATCTGCTTAGATGCATCCATCTGTTCTGCAACGTCTGGAAGTAGGTCACCAATATGAGCACCTACTGCACCACCAGGAACCTTTAGGTCCTTGTTGGGTCCAGCGTCTGATGCATTAGGGGACGAGATGCCGTCAGCTTTTAACAGATCGTTGATCTCACCCTTAATTTGCTTTTTTAACCAATCATCCCATATTGCCATTTGTCTATTCTACCTTAAAACGACCATAAGAATCCGCCCTGGTTTCCAGAGCTATCATCGGGGTCGTCATCTAATTGTGTCTTTGTGCCTATTTTACCTAGTTTGGAAGCATCTTGTTCGTTCTCGTTGAACTTCATGCCATTAACCTGAGCAAACTCAGAAGCTGTAGGCGTTCTGCTAAAATTACCATTATTATCACGTAAGCCTTCGCTTTGATCAAAATCCAGGCCCCCTCCCAAAATCATATTCGTTTTACCCAACAGTAGGGATAGCGGATATCTTAAGGCATCCAGCCAGTGGTCATGATCTGTGTTAGGAATGTCTGTAACTATGCCAGCCGCATCCAGTTTATAGTGATATAAACCGAATTCCTTGATAATGTGTTGGCACTCTTCATTAATGAACATTTTAGTTTCAAAACCACCAGGAACCTTAAGTAATTTCTTAATTACTTGAATACCTGTCATGATTTGAGGCTTCTCAGCATTATTAGATACTGGAAGACCTGCTTTTTGCATCTCTTGGATTGCGCCCTGATCAGCTTGGTCAGGAACGTATAGTTGAACGCGATACTTGAGATGATACTTTGTCTTGATGTGGTGTATCCATGCAGGCGATGAGATCTGAGTCATACCATCTGTACAAACCACATAAACGTTATCTCGTTTATCCATAAAGAAGAAAACAACAGTATTGGGAGACGAATATCCCCAGTCGATGCCTGCGTAACATGGAAGACCCATTTCGTGGCACTTCTTAACAAACATGTCATGTGAACATGCACCTGGGAACTCTTTTCCAGTAAGGAGAAGCCACATTTGATCCCAATCCTTAACATGTATCTTCTCTTCGAACTCACGATAGATAATGCCCTCAACTGAGGGTTTTAGGTTCATAAGTTGAGCAAGAGCCCAATCAGCGCCCTCTGTTTTAACTTTTTGAATTAAGTCAACATCGAGGTTTTTAAGCATAGGGGAAGTAGATGTTTGGTTCTTTGCATCTGTCAAGCATATAGAGAAAATAGGGCACTTAGCACAACCCTCAAATCCTTCATGCATTACATATTCTTTTTGCTTTACTGCTTCTCTTCTATTAAATTCATACTCTGTAAGAACTTCCATCTTGTCTTGGTTGACATATAGTGGAATCTTTCTTGTCCCTGATCGATCATCGCCGCACCGCTCCATAAACTCAAAAGCAGTCCAACGGCGAACCGTACGACCTTCTTCTGCGGCATTCTCAATCTGACGATTCATTAGACCGTAGCGAGACTTTCGTGTTGAAATACCTACACGTAGAGCTTTCTTTCCATCTCTGGAATCAAGCATACCCGATATCTCTTTAAAGGCTTTAACACCTTCACCGGAAACTGTATCGATCTCATCCACTACAACTAGCGGAACGTGAGGTCCGTTACAGGCTTTTAATGTACATGGAATAACTTCAAGCGTTAACTTCTCTCCCCCAACATTAAATAAGGATTTAGACATGTTGGCTTTTTCAAGAATTCTTTGGTCTTCTGGAATATCTTGAGGAGTAACGAGTCGTTTTAGTTTTCTATTGTATAGGAAGTTCTTTTGGTATGCATAGCATCGTTCAGCTTGGTTTTGAATTGCACCAACGTGAACTACTTCACGCTTATCATGAAGAAGTACCATTAACTCTGCAATAGCCATACCGAGGGTCTTTCCTGATCCTCGACCGGCAACAAACAACAGTTCTTTGATACTTTCTGGATTATTTTTATTTACACAGATATCATAGACTTCCCAAATAACTTGAAGTGGGTTGGTGTCTGAATATCGAGATACTGTCACATCTGGAAGCTCTAAATTAAGAAAATACTTAATCCAAGCCTTTAGCTCGTCTTTTGTCTTACAAGCCTTGAGAAGGAGCTTTCGCTCTTGCTCAATAGTTATGACAGGTGCTTTCTTTTTGGCCATTATTCTTTACCGGATGTTGCTGGCATAGCGTTGGCCATTGCAGTAATGTCTATGTCTCCATCTTCATCTGCTTCTTCTATTTGTCGATTTGGTGATGCAGTGAGAGCATCAAACATAGGGGACTTTTGTTTATCTTTTCCAACACCACCGCCAGTAGCACCCGCTACGATCTTATAAAGGGTCTCAGCGACATCTTTATATTCTTTGATGTTGGTTACACGCATCTGCGGTTTAGGGTTATTAATTGGATCCTGGACGTACCTAACCATGGCCTCTAAATGCTCAGCATTAGTGACAGCCATCATGGTGGTAAGGAAATCAACTTGGTCTAATACAGATTTAACAACTTTAGCTCTAACCCTGTCTTGAAGGGTGTGTTGCATCTTGTCTCTATCTTTTGGCCAACCTCTTAGGGCGGCAGTGAGAGCGATTTGACCGACTGGATATTGTGTGAACTGTTGAGCAATCTTAGCAATAGAGTCGCCAAGAAGGTACATTTCATATAGTTTAGCGGCCTCTAAATCTTGTAGAGCGCCGGCTGTCTTATTCTTACGGAGATACTTAGTTGCGAGCTTCTGCTCTTCTTCACTAAGACCGTATCGTTCTTCTTCTGTTAGATTTTTCTTGAGTGCCATACATTACTTCCCAGCAATCATTATACCTGATAGTTGCTATGGACTGCCTGATGCGCACCTCACTAATACCTTTTATATTAGAAATTTTATCTACTTCAAGGCCAAGCATGAGGCAACATATAATGCTGCGCTCATAGTCTGTAAAGTTTTCTTGTAAAACGGCCGATAAAGCCTCAGAGGGTGGATTTTCTATTAGGAGCCAAATGGATTTTCGTAACTCAAGATCATCGGAGTATTCGACTTTAATACGCTTTAAGCGCGACTCAAACGATTCGACTGGCGTGCCACTGAGGTAGCAAACCCATAAATCTTGTCGTAAATCTTCATCGTTAGTCAGGCAGTTTATTAGACTGTTGACTTCGTCCGTCGGTCTCACTTTGTTCTCCAAGTCCTTCCACATAGCTGTTGAAGTCCACTATTTCGACTGAGACGCTCCATTTAGGGCCACAGAAATCTCTGACAAAATTGCCAAGGACCTGTTGGAAATCTAATGCTCCTTCTTTTTTGAGAAGTCGTTTAAAGCGCCACATACCGAATAACGTAGTGGACCTGGAGAGAACTTGATATTGGGCGATCTTTTTAATAAGATCTTGATCGATGTAAATTTTATATTGAACCAGTTTTTTATCTGCCTCAATATCTACCTCAACTGCCTGTACCTCTTTATGAACAATAGAGCCGCAGAAGAATAGCTGGTTTTTTACGTCATCAGTGATGAGGCCATTATTTAATAGCCACCTACGCTGATCCACGTATTCTTCCAGGTTTATTTCTTTCTTCGAACTCATACTTGCTCCTAAGTGTTCTCCACCTGACTTTATTATACCAGAGGTGAACCGTTGTCAAGTGACTTGAGGACATCACTTGCAGTTAACTTTAACAATTCTTTATCAATAGCACCACTATATACCTTATCTATATACTCTGATACAATGTGCTGTAGCGACAGCGCTTCTATGCGTATCTGACGCTTCTCTTTGTCCGTGAAGATTGTCTTAATCTTTACATCGCGACCTATTGTTATACTTTTGCCCTTTTTAGATCCAAGATAGCCAATTACTTCTGCTTTTGGTCCTGTAATCTCAACAACCCAATGATCTTTATCATTCAGAGTTTCCATTAATTCTTCATGCATTTCTTCTGCATTAAATGTAGGAGATAGTTCAAATCTAACTCCCTTCCACATTGGAAGAGGACACACTATAAATTCTTCTGCGTATGTCTCTGTGTTGATGATTGAAACGCCTTTAACTTGGTTAACGTCTGAAGAACTCTGAGAAAACGGAGAGCCAATGTAAATGACCTCTGCTCCTCCGGTGTCCAATCGCTGTCTCTTATGTATGTGTCCTGATATAACGATATCTGCGCCAACAATGCTAACTGCATCAACTCCATCTTTCGTTGTAATGTCACCGTAGTCGGCGCCTTTGAATGTTTGGTGAGCGACACATATCGGGAGGGATTGCTTTGGGAAATCTTCTGGTTGATGGATGTACGGGACAAAAGTCATTCCTTTAAGATCTTGAGGTTTATCGATAATATGTAAATTAGGATTAAGCCCTATCATACTCTGTAAAGCATGATATTTCATATCATTGGGGCGCGAACAATCATGATTGCCAACAACATAAACAATAGGGATTCCCAGTGAAAGCACATAATCAAAGTGATATCTAAGTTCTGTAAGGATCTCAGATCTAATGACGGCATGTGTATCTAGATCATCACCTAAGCATACATATAAATCAGGTTTATGGTTTTCAATAGTTGAATTTAACCAAGATAAACACTGTTTAGCTAAATCAAATCTATTAATCTTTAAGTGCTTATCTCCACAGAATAACACTTTCATAATGATTCCTCTCCTAAGAAGGCCTTCTCAAACTCCATGCCAACCCTTATCCACTCAATTTGTTCAAGACTAGTTTCATCACCGACGTAACAAAAATTTTCTAAATTAAGGACTGGTTTAATTACTAATTTACCTGCGCTAGTATATATGGACATGATACTAGTGCCAGAATTTAAGTTAGGTGGCACGACATATTTTTGTTGGCCAGACAGTAGATATAAAAGTTTTTTATATAAGTTAATACTCAAATAAACAAACTCTGGACTTTTAAAGTTCTCAAGTTGAATTCGGGCTTGTTCTTCTATATGTTCTATAGAAAAGTCTTCCTCGTTATATAGAGGTTGTCTAGGTTCTTTATATCCATATTCACTAAACAGCGGGTCCACAGATAATCTCCTTAATCTGTTCTACAGAAACAGGTTTGAAGCCCCATTGATCCACGCCGATATTAATCATCTTATCTACGACTTTCCATTTCTCGTGGACATGTCCACATAGAAGCCATCTACCGTCGTCTTTAGGTCGCCATTTCTTATATTTATCATCTGCAGGATGTGTTAAGTGATATGGATGATGGCACATATTAACCGTAGCAACGCCTGGAATATCTAAAGTGGTTTGTTCTGGAAGAACGATCCATCCATTATCAACATACTTTTGTATCCATTTCGCGCGCTGATCGGGGTTGCGACTTCGTTTATGATAGGAATGACAGAAGTCATGATTACCTGGAACTAGATACTTAGTACCCATGAGGCGACTAGTAAAGGTTTCAACTGGTCTAAATGCCATTGCAAAGTCACCAAGACAATAAACGGTATCATTTGGACCTACAGTTTCATTCCAGTTTTTAACAATGATCTCATTCATCTCTTCAACAGATGTGAATGGTCTAGCACAATATCTAATGACATTGGCGTGATATAAATGCAAATCGGATGTAAAGAATACTGCCATTAAGGCTTTATACCAGATTTAAGAACGATCTCACAGACATGATCTAGTCGTTCTACGTGTTCGTAAGCGCTCCAGGGATCACCAGCTACAGCACAGATACCGTGACGATCTTGACCTACAATATCAAACATCTTACCGTTTGGTGGTGGTGGATAACCCATCCCAACAAGATGCTCATAGGTGACATTACCTAGGATCTCAGAGGTTACAGGTAACACTGGAATATTGGGCGCGACTGAAGTATATCGGCCTAATTCAGGAAACTGTTTAGCTAGTTCTTGTAGGTCCCAACCAGCATACATAGCAGCAATAACATGAGTAGGGTGAACATGAAGAACGACTCTTGTTTTAGAGTTATCAGATAGTTGAAGAAGTTTATGCATGTGGAGTTCACCTGATGGTTTTGTGCCATTAGGAATGGAGAGGTGTTCTTCTCCAAGAGTGCTAAATACCTTAAGCTTAATAAGATCTTCGACCCTAATTACATTCTTTCTTACACCGGAAGGTGTAATGTAAATGATGTTGCTACCCTTACGACGAAGGCTGGCATTACCATCTCGTGTAGTAATCCAGCCTCTCTCGTAGCAACGCTTCATTACATCGCCAATTGCAGTTATCATTTAGCCTCACAGATCGATTTCAATACCATCTAATGAGTCATCACCTAACA